TCCTTTGAAACGCCTGCCAAAGCGAACTCAAAGTAAAGGTTCTTGTCCTCATCAACATACTGACTGTAGGGGACATCGGCCTTTCCGAAAGAGTTGATATCCTTCAATCCGTCCACATCAGAGGCGACAACGAAGGAATAATCCGAATTCTGCAAAGAGCCAACGATTCCGTCAAGCACTTCGTCCAAAAATGAAGCGTAATTGTACATACGACTTCCTCCTGTAAACTACCTACTCTCTAAAGGAGTAGGTTTTCTGTGGATTTTCGCAAATTCCACTTCCTACTTCATCAAATGCCTTGATGTTCAACGCTTGCAAAGCAAGCGAATGAATATCTTCAACACTCTCCATAGGCTTAAATTCCGCATGTCTCATGCGTATGTTAGGGATTCAACGAATCCCTTATATTCAAGGCGTTCATACGAACAACCTTCAAATTTCAATGTCTTTAAAAATAGTTATCTTTTCTTTAAAGATAATCAAAACATTTGAAAAAATCAAGTCTATATAACTATTTTTCTTGAAGTTTTAATTTGGAGTTTTTAAATGGCGAAAAAAATATCATTCGACTATCAAGCGATAAAAAACCGAGTTTTGCAAAATTTGTCCGCCCAATCGGAATGGGCTTCATTCTTGGATTACGGAACGATAGACAATGTGATAGCGTCAATCGTCAACGAATTGTCATATGAAGTCCAATATTCTGAATACAACTCTATGGAAAATTTTTGGGGGATGGCGAGAAACCGCTCCTCTTTGCTCCAAATGTCGCCCATGCATGGCTACATCGTTCCTAGAAAGCAGTGTGCGAGAGGAACGCTTAGAATCTCCACATCGGAAACTTTTGACGAAGGATGGTCTAGAAACATAACTATTCCGAAATTCTTCCAATTCTCTGGCGGAGATTTATCGATTTGCTCGGACGATGACTACACTTTGAACGCTGGCGACGACTACATCGACATATCTTGCGTCCAAGGCGAGTATAGGGAATCGTCCTTTTTGGCGGAAGGCATAAACTACGAGGAAAAGACCATTATGGACGACTCGGTAGACAACTCCTTTTTTGTGTTGACGGTGAATGATGTCGAATGGACGCAAGTGGACAGTCTGTTCTTGTGTTCGAAAGACGACATGGTTTACCAAATAAGAACTTTGCCTGACCTAAGCGGAATCATAATCAAATTCGGCAACGACATTTTCGGAAAGAAATTGACTAAGAACGACAAAATTTCATTCAAATACATATCAACCAAAGGCTCTTTGGGAAACATCTTCTCGTCGGGCGTTGTCGACACAGTCGACTCTCAAGCGGTGGACGCCCAAGGCTACAATGTGCAAATCTACTGCACCAACACCACAAGTTTTGTAGGAGGCAAGGACTATCCTTCAATCGATGAGATAAGGGAAATCTCCCCCAAAGTCTACCAATCAGGTCAACGAGCCTCTTCAATAGAAGATTACGAAACCATTCTCAAAGAGATGAGCGAGTTGAGCAAAGTTTCAGTATGGGGAGCCTACGAAGCGATGAAAGAGAAAGGTTATGAGGACATATACGACTTTATAGCGAACGAAGATAATGTCGTCCATCTCTGTCTTTTGGACTCTCAATACAATCCCATTAGCGACGAGCAGAAAACTAGGATAACCGAAACCTTACACGGATTAGCAGACCCAACAGACTTGATGTCGTTCGAGACTCCTCGAAAGGTTCCCATGATTTTCAACATAACCGCCAAGATAATTTCTTCTGCTTACACGGTGAACGAAGTCGAAAGCGCGATAAAGGAGTCGTTAGCGGACGCTTATGGAATAAAGAATATGGGATTCGGAGAGAGTGTGTACAATTCGGATTATGTTCGCCTAATTGACGAATGCAAGGGGGTGGACAACCACAACTCCTACATAGAGTTGTACCAAGACGGAATAACATTGAGTTCTGCATATAGCGGAGACTTTTCCGTTCCGATGTATCCAATAAACTACAAGACAGTGAATGTCTATGTGAAGGACAACGGAGAGGACAACCCTCAATGGAAGTTGTTCGCCACTTGCGACTACGCGGGAAGCCTTATCGGAGTGGACACCTACATAACCACAGGTTCTTACTTGAGTTTGAACACAGGTGTCGGCCTTCTCAATGTGGTTAGCGGACTAACATCCGACTACAAGAACTATGAATTCAAGGTGAATTATCAATATGACGGATTGGACTTGAAAAATCCGAACAGAAGGAACATATTGTGCTATGACAGTTCGGTAATCACTCTAAGTTATTAAAGGGGCTAAATTATGTCGCAGAAAACCATAAACAAATCGTTGCAAAATAACTTGTTGTCGCCGTTGACGCGCGACTTGTTGTGGCCTCAATTCTTGACCGCGTTCTCGTATGAAATCCAAAATATGCGAGACAAATACGCTTCGGTCAGAGACATTTGGAATCCCAACACGAACGACAAATCCTCGTTAATAAGAATATCGGAGTCATTCGGCTACACTCCTAACTTGACCATAGACAACACCGCTAGAATGTCCTCTCTTGAGGTTCAGTCGATACCTTACAGAATCAAGGAAAAGACGACATACAATGGCTACAACTTGATTTTTAAGCAGAACGACTCTTTGGGCGACACTTTCAATTACTACTCTAACGGTTGGAAGTTAATAAAGGCAATAAACTACGACGACACTTTAGTGAACTTGGCCTCATACGACGGATACTCCCCTTTCCTTGGAATTGTGCCAATCAAGAATTTCTCCTCCAAGTTGAATAACTCGCAGAACATAATTTTGGACTACTTGAGCAAGGACGGAGAGAAGGCTTATGACGACTACGGAATCAGATACTACTCGCTCGACCAAAAGTTCAACCCTTATTGGAAGTTGGACACAAGTTACTTGAAAGTTCCGACCAACCATTTGGGAATAGAATACTTTCCTAGAACTTGGAATTCGTCGTATAGGGCGACATTGGGATTGGCTTCGGAAGATGTCGAGGTTTACGAAACTCAAATTCAATACCCCTCGTATTATGTGGCCGAATCAATGACAATTGAAATCGACGGACTTCCGTTGAGCACGACTGTGGAAAGCATCGACGGAAAGGAATACTATAGGGACGAAAACGGAATTTTAGCCGACAACACTTGGTTCGACCCAAGCGAAAATTTGTTGCACATCGAATTCAACGAGCCTCCTTACGGACTTGAGGTTTCCGCATCATACAGAATTGGAATGTTGTTCACCTCTGACTACTTCTACTACCTAGAAAAAGGAATGGAATACAACAAGCGTTGCACAATCGTTCCGCATGAAGGAGCATTTTTGTTCGCTAGAGTGGCGGAAGGCAGAGGCTCTGACTTTTATTTTAAGAATGACGAGGGTTGGACGATACCTGACTTGAAATTGAAGGCCGTGACTTCTAGCGGATACAACCGCTACATCATCGTAAGCGACAAGATGTTCTTAGACTATGCCATGGACGACCAAGGACAACCTAGCGGAAGGGACAACTTCAAGTTGGACTCCTTGGTTAAATGGACGCTAGATTCGGAAACTTCGCAAAAAGAGTCTTTGGTCAACAAATTCAAGTACATCGCTTGCGGAAACAGAGCCTTGAATGTGATTGACGAAAAGCACAACGGTTTGTTCAACCAAACATCGATTTTGTTCTACTACAACTTGGACGGAGAGAACGACTCCGACAAAGTGTTGGACTTGTCGTTGAACTCAATCGATTGTACAATCACAGGCGACACGGAAAGAATTTCTAGCGTGATAAACAAGTCGTTAAATTTTGACGGCTCGACTTACGCTCGCTCATCATCATACTTGAACTTTGACCCTTCCGCCACATACACCATGGGAATGTGGTTCAAAGCGGAGGAAGGCGGAGGAACATTGTTCGACTGCTTCACTAAGATAGCCTACGATTGGAGCGAGGAAAAATTGACAATAGGCTCTTCAATAGAGTTCCCTTGCTCGCCCAATGAATACCATTTCTTGTGCTTGGCTTACGATGGAACGGATGCTTCAGTGAAGATTTGGTTGGACGACGAACTCCAAGGCGACTATTCGTTGACGATTTCTTCCGCATCCTTCTTGGTCAACATAGGAGCGGACTCTTCAGAATCGAACGAATTCCACGGAGAGATAGACGATGTTTGGCTCTTGGGCAAGTCGATAACTGACGAAGAAAGAAGTTACATCTACAACGACAAAATCTCGTTGATTTCAAGCATGGGCAACAGAATGTCGTACTACGAGTTGGCGGAAGACGAGAAATACAATGACGACGACTACACAATCATTCAGTCTTATGTGAAGTCGATGGATATAAACGACGAGCATGTGAAGGTTGAGAACAACGGCGACGAAATTTACTCCGCCCAAACAAGGTTTCATCCAATACTTCCTTCTCAATTCATGCTCAAATTCAAGAACGCCTCGGTTCAAGATGTAACATTGTATTCCAACGAGAATGGTGACTTGTATAAAAAGGACAACACTCAAGAAACTGTCGACGGCCACATCGACTTTGAGAGCGGAGTTTGGACTTTGGCGAAGAACTCCATAAAGTCGGTGACTCAAGAAACATTGATTGACTTACAATACCACGGAAAAGATGTGGATGGCTATATAAAAAAATATCCGAAATTGTACGAATACATCGTGGAAGGGTCAGATGACTCGACATGGTATGACGAAGAGCCGTTGCCTAACCCAGACCCCACGAAAAAACTAGATTGGGATGACTTTCCTTCAAACCGAGAGGAAGAGCCTGTCGATTCGGTATTCTTGTGGTATTGCGACGATGACAAAAGCAATCCTAAAGTCGAAGTTTATTCGAATGACCCTGACAACGAAAATTTGGGATATTATGTGAAATCGTCAAACAATACCAACATCGCAGGGTTGGGAATGTTCACTCTAAATTCGGACGACGAGGAAACTCCGTTGTTCTCATACAGAGACACGAAGGCTCTTTATTTGACTTTGGCGGACTTGATTGTTGGACACGATAATGGAGGTAGCGGTCAATTGAGGGCTTTCTTCGACATGGGTGAGTCGTCTAGCACGACAATCTATTCGAAGGACGACTTTGATTCGGTCACGCCTCCGACGGCATCCACGGAATTTTATTTGAATGTCGCTTGCACACAAAGAATTCATAAATGGAATGTTCCGACTGAAGACGGAGTAATCGTAGGATATAGTTTAAATAACGAGCATAATTATTACACTAATTTATCATTTAACGATTTGATAAAAAACGATACATCTTCCACTCCGAATGAAATTCCATTCACCCCAATGGGAATTGCCGTAAAATCCACACAAGGTGAGTTGAACTTGACTTTGCAAAAAACTTCTAATTTTTATGAAAATTCTTACTGTAGAAATTGGATTAAAAATGTCGACGAAGACATACCTCATGAGGGTCAATTGGGATATGGAAAAGAATTGGTGAAAGGCTCCATAATATTGAATTATTGGGTTGAAACCTCCGAAGGAACCAAGAAGTTCCAAGCACAAGTTTCAGTTGACGGAGGAGTCGAAGGCGAGAACATCAAGCCAGGTGGAACATTCGATTATATAAACAACGAAATAAATTTTGAATTCGAGACGCCTGTGAAGAGCAACTTGGTGGCCTCGTACCAATACTACGACTCGTTGGAGATAAACTACGACTATCCGATTTCAATGACTTACAAATGCAAGAATTCAAACAAGGTCAACGAGATTGGATTGGAGAACGAGAACCACGAGTTGATGGCTTACATGACATTCCCTGATGTCGAGTTCTATAGCACTCACGACAACTTGTCCGCCATGTTCGCGATATCTAAATCATCCTAAGAGAAAAGGAGATGGTCGTTTCGATAGTCGCTAGTCAACTTCACATTCTGCTTTGAGCAGACCAACAAGGTTCTAGCCATTCTACCGTCCCAAATGTGGTAACTAGACTCGATAAGATAATTGCCAGCGTTGCGTAAAGACTTGTCGTCAGTAGCATTGGAATCCGTCGAAGGCAAGTTCACCTTAACTGTGTTTCCGCACACCAAAGTTTTGTCCAACTGCGTGTTTATCGTAATCTTGTCAGGCAATACGGTATTCTTGTGTAAGTTTATCATGTAGCCTTTGTTGTTGTTCTTGGTATCATTCTGCTTGATGTCAAAATCATACAAAGACACGAGATTAGTCTCCTCGTCGGAACTCCCTATCATGGGATATTTTCCTTGTGATTTGGCGTACTTCAAGAGGTTGTCGTTTTCCAACGAAATGTTTCCGTCCTTGTCATAAGAGGAGTATCTGCAATTGAACCAAGGCTTCACTTTGCTCAACTCCAACTGTGAGAAGTTCACGGAGAACAAAGTCTTGTCGTCCGCAATCATTTCCAAGGAATCAGTGCAATAGGTCAATTCCTTCAACGGAGTGGAATTGAACATAGAGTTGAAACTCTTAAAGTGGAATCCATTGTTGGAGTCTATGAACGCGTAAAACGGAGTGTTTTGGGCGGAAGTTGAGTAGGCGAACGGAAGCAAGTAATCCACGATGAACTCCGAGTCGTTTACGAACGGTTGGTACCAATAACCTGAATTTGTTGTGCTCTCTATGTCGACCGAATCAAATTCGCATTTGTTGGCGATTCCCTTCACGATATCCGATATGTTCGATTGATAGGCCTTCGATTTCTTGAACTGTTTCATGAAGCAATTGTGAACCAACTCGACTTCCATGTCTCCACCTATTCCGTTGGAAGAGGTCATTTGTTGGGGAACTGCGTTCTTGGCAACTACAAACTTGCATTTCTTCATGCTCGCGTCGTCTTTTCCCAACGACACCTCAACTTCGGTTCCGTCCACGAAAGCGAGGTATTCATTGGCCACGCCTTCGTAATCGGAAATCATCAGTTTCACTTTCGGATAGAATTGATATATTGAGTCGAATTCCGTGACCGTGAACGACATTGGCGACAAACCGCTATCGTTGCCGTTTATTTTAAGAGAAACCGACGCTCTTTCAAAAGCCGAATCATTGTCCGCCATTCAAGTCTCCTTAATTCGATTTCATGTTTTCGACATACCAATCATCGATGTCGTTCTTTCCATAAAACTTTATCGTCTTCTCAAAATTATCGTCGTCCGAAATGTCGTTGATGTCGTTCAACCATAATGTGAGGTTATCGTAAAAATCGAAAGTTCCGTAATATTGGTATGTTAGGTTGAAAAACTTGACCAAGTCGTTTTGCGTGAGTTTGTAATCAGAAGGCTTCTCCGAAATTCGCAGTTGATTCAACGGAAATGTCGCTAGGTCAGGGTAAAAATCTCCGTTTTTGTCAGTCACGCAAGAAGCGTCCATAAGTTGATATTTAGTCTTGTACGCCATATAAACTCCTATTAGAAAATCTTGTCTATCATATTTTCAGTGGCTACTTCCATAGTAACAAGTTCCAACGACAAAGACGCGCTAGAAGGATAATTTTTATTTTGTGACATAGAGTAGGCCAATTCCTTTGAAAATGTAGGTTCGACATTTTTGATTATAACCGAATAAAAATGAGCGTAGCCAATGTCCACGGTATAAACACCTTTTCCCCCTTCAAATTTTTTCAAAAATCCAGACATTTCTTCCGACACATTTCCGTTTCCACCCATAGCACGAGCGATTGCTTGCATGTTTGGTCCTGGTGGTATCAAAGTCATCAATTTCAAATTAGTTATCGTTTTAGTTATCATATTTGAATTAGGGTCTATTTTTGAACTAACTTGACTAGAACCTTTTTTTGGAGCGGATTTTGACATTAATACTTTTGTTGGATTGATAACATCCAAATAAGGGTCTGTGTCCATTTCCAATTTAACTGTAATTGATATTTCAATTGGTTCTGTACTTTCCCAAATCTGAATTCCTTGCAAAGCAAACTGACCGCTAGGCATTCCCAAACTCGACGACAATAGATTAAGAAATCCACTAGAAGACCCTTGCCACAAATCGCTATATTTAGAATTTATTTTAATTGAAAAATCATCATCTAAAATCAAAGGAATTCTACCAATAATATTGGTTTCTCCTTCTTTTATTGTGACCAATTTTTCTTTAGGAATCGGATTCTCCAAATTGAACATTAAACCATTCCTCCGCACATAATCAAATCCAAATCTTGCCTAGTTTGAGGTGGCATCTCCACCTTCAAGTCCTTGCTCAAAATCTTGGACAACACATCTATAATAGTGTTTAATTTCTTCTCCAATGAATTGTTTCCGTCAAAACCGCCTAAATTCTTGTTGGCTTCCATCCTAGCCTTTTCCATGGACAACGGAATGTTCTTCAAGGCGACCAATGTGTCCTTGGGGTTGGTCTTTATGATTGAACCGTCCGCTCGAATAATAGCGTCATCTACTTTATTTGTGGTATATTCGCTAGCGAAAACATTATCCAAACTATTCCAATCCAAATGTCCTTTATCTGTGTATCTAAAATTCGTACTTATGTCTTGTATGCCTTGAGATTTGAGATATTCCAACACTTTAGAATTCATATTGTATTTTCTCAAAATGTCGGATTCGTTCATACCTGTTATCAAATCGACTTGAAGTTCATTCAAAGCATTCAAATAAGCACCAAATTTCATTGGGTCTTTATACATTTCTTGAAGTTTTTTTGAAGAAATTGTGCCTTTTGACCAATTTAATATTTTTTTAAGATTTTCGATTTTACTTGTGTCCGCGCCTTTTTTAATATCATTGCCTTTATATAGATTGACACCATAACTTCCACCAAGATATGTTGCTAATTCTTGCGGAGATAAAGCGTTTAATTTTCCAGATGTAAACATATCCGCTATAGCCAAACCTGACTTATTTTTGTCAGTCATACTTACGAATGTGCTAGCGTCTATGGTTGGGTCGTCCGCTAATTTCGTTATTACATCATAAAATTCTTTTGAATATTTTCCTTTTTTGTAATCTTTTTCATAAGATTCCAATCGTTTCTTTTTTATTACGGAATCTCGTTCATCCGCTTTCAAAAATCTAACAACATCTATTAAACTTTCTCCACCGAAATATCCAAGTACTCCACCCATGAGTCCGCCAATTAGAATTCCCCACGGGCCAAATGACGCTCCAAGCAAAGCACCTTTCAAAGCGTTTTTAGCAGCATTTCCAAATCCAGAACCTGTTCCCCCCAATGCTGCTGCAATTGAGGCTGCCACTTTGCTAGTGTTCCACTCTTCCGCTTTTCCTGCTCCCATGAAAGCATCAAAACCCATCATTCCAATACCTGCTGCACCTGCAAGTTTACCGCCCATTTTTCCCAATATAGAACTTAAATTACCCATCACAGAAGGCATATCTTTCAATGTGTCCAATAAACTTTCTCCGCCTCCTTGGGTGCTTCCGAATATGTCCTCCAACTTATTGGCGATATACAAGGCTCCGACTCCGCTCGCTCCGCTTTTCAAAACATCGGTGGCAGTGGGATTCTTTTTAGTGAATTTTTTGAACAACCATTTCACCCCTCCGCTAGCCAAACTAAATATCTTTCCGAAACCGCCGAAGAACTCTTGCATCGGGCCAATTATCAAATTCAACGGGCCTAACAAACCTTGCAATTCTTTTTTGTTTCTTTCAAATGTGTCTTTAATTCCACCCGCGATTCCACCCAACACCTTATGGTTTTCCTTAAAGTCTTCCTTCCAAGCATCTTTCATGTCGGAGGCGTATTTGTCGTTCAAATTCTCCAAGGCCTTGCGATAACCTTTAGTATTCTCAAAACTCGCTCCAAAAGCATCCAAAGCGTCCGATTTTAATTTAGCCAACTCGTCGTAATACTCGTTGCTAGTCTTGGCCAAGTTGTTCCCTTTAGAATACTTATTATTCAAATATTTTATTTGTTTATTAGATGACTCGTTCTTGAAAGATTGCTTGATGAAATTCTTCATAGTCTCGTCTTGTTTTTTCGCCAATTCCTCTTTGGCGATTTTATTTTCCTTCTCCATTTCCTTTCTGACGAGTTTCATTTCTTTGGAATTCTTATCATATTGCTCCATCATTTCTTTCATGGTTTCGCTTCGCTCGTCCGCGTCTTTCTTTTGTTTCTGCATTAAGTCAGTCATTTCTTTTGATGATTTGTCCAATATTTTTTCAAACCCTTCCAAACTGCCGAAAGAGTCTTTGATGAAAGAAGCGTATTTCCCGTACACCTTGTCCATCATGTTCAAAGTGTTCATGTCTATGGATTTTGTTTTGTGTAGTCCGTCTATCGACTTAGATGATGTGGCGGAAGGCAAACCTCTGTTATCGGCCATAAAATACTCTCCAAATTATACAAAAATCGTCATAAAAATAGTTAGAAAACCGCCCAATTTCAATAGAAAAATATTTTAAAAATTTTAATAATTTTACTTGACAAAAAATGAATTTTGCGCTAATATAAAGACATAAAGAATGAAGTTTCAAAAAGGAGGAAACTTATGAAAAAGATTATGTTTGTTATGTTCGCGATTTCGGTTATGTGGTTGGCTTCTTGCTCAAATCCCTCGGATTCCGTAAACAATTGGGAGCCTACCGTTTCAAACGGAGGTTCGACACAAGTAAGTCAAGGTGGCGGTTCGCAATCAAATCAAAAGCCGAACGAGTGCGACATTGGCGATGATTTTGATTTGGAATATTGGAAAGACAAAATTTATGTAAATGAAATATTGCCCCCTCAATGTAGAGTTGAATCAAACCATATCGGTTTACAAAGTAATACTTCCGACACTTTAGAATTTTATTTAACAATTCAAATAAATGGAAACAAAATGATTGTAAATAAAGACGCTGGATGGGGTCCAAAAAATAATTGGTTTGAAATCGATAGTATTAAAAAGACTAGCGATAATCGTGTAGACATAAAACTAATAAAATCAATAAAATAATTAATTTTAAAACTCCGTCCATTTTCGGACGGAGTTTTTTTTCATTTCTTGCTTCTGAGCATCGGACAACCGTATTTCAACAAGCGGTTGTCGTATTCAACTTTAGCCTTCATCTCTTTCTCGTAGTCCTTGACGAACCAATTGTGGAAGGACATCAACCGCTCTATGCTCATCGCCATCAACTCGTTGTAACTGCCGAATCCGAACTTAATCAAATTCGACAACACATCTGTCAGAGTCTTTCGGTCTATCAATGTGTAGGAAGTCATTGAATTGAAACCCTACCCTCCTATGCACTTTCTTCTTCAACGAAGGCAAGTACACATCGATGTCGTCCTTTATTCCGAACGGAAAGTCCTTAACAACATTAACATAAGACTCCCATAAGGAAACCGACATTTTATTGGAGTAGCAATCCCACTTTTCATCCAAGGTTTCCAAAACCTTTCCGTTGTAGGAAACTATACTTTCCGCTTGGACGATTTTGGCGACCATTCTTGAGTATTCAATCATGAACTTGTAATACTCGGAGGTTCTTTCCTCATTGGCAGAAATGAAGTCGTCCAAGGCCTTGTCCATCTTCTCTTCGTTTGAGATGTTGTGAATTTTGCTCAACGCGCTCCTTATGTCTCCGTATTTGATGAATTCGTCTTTGTAGTAGTTTTTGCAATAAGTTTCCGCCATAATCATGTCGTTCAAAACGGAGTATCTGAATGTGGCGGACTCGTTGGTCTCCTTGTCTCTAATCGTGAACGGAACCTTCACATTTTGTGGCAAGTTCTCGTCGTCATAGTTCTTTCCCAAATAAGCGTAAACTATTGAAGTTATCGGAATGTCTACTTGTTCGAGGTTGTCGTCGTTGTTCAAAAGTTCCTCATCCTCAATAGTGTCGTCGATATACACCTTCTTTGAAATGGTGTTGGAAATAAACGCTCCGTGCAACTTATAAAGAATGTACAAAACATCTTGAACAGGTAGCAATCCCACATCAAACCTTTCGTAGTTCAATCTGCTCAATACCTTCACCAAACTCTTGACTTTCTGTTCGTCCGTCACATTCAAGTCAATGGCGTCTGACGCGGAGTAACACCTAAAATGCAACTTAGAGGGGATTCCTTCAATCCTTCCATTGGACACCAAGTTTATCTCGATGTAATTTGAAGGAATGTCCTCCTTCAACTCTCTCTCGGTTTCCTCAACCAACTCTTTCTTAATCACGCTCTCACCTTCGGAAGCCATCTCTTTCATTGTTTCCTTCAAGCCTTTATTCTCTTTTTTCTTTGCGACAACCTTGCCCTCTTCGGCGAGTTCTTCGTCTGTCATTATCGGACTAGCCATTTATTTCCTCCATATCGAAATTCATTCAACCTTGATTTTATCAATCCTTCAATTCTTTTTCAAGCCTAGAAATCGTGTCTTCTTCCTCGTCTTCGGAAGAATTGGCATCAAAACTTCCACTATTAGGAATTTCCCCGTCTTTAGGAATATAGTTGACTAAATCCTTATGCTCTCCGTCTATGTAGTAATAAATCGACTTTCCCATATTATCTGACCAAGAATTTTTCAACACAGTCAACTCAAGAATTGGGTCAACTAAATCGCGTATCAATTGAGAGCAAGGATTTTGGTTCACGATGTACTTAGGATTGTGGATTGAGAGCACAATACGTCCTCTTTCTAGAATCGAATTGCTTTCCTTAATCATACTTGTATCAATTCTGAATTTATTCAAATCCTCTATTTTTTCAATCTTCGGTACATTATTCATTTTTCTAGTTTGAATCGTTCCCAAGAAAAAAATGTTGTTACTCAAGGCGATTTCATTTAACTTATTTATTCCTTGGGTCACCGCATCCGCCCTCGATGTTCCGCTAACATTCATGTCGGAAATCATTAAGGTCAAGTCCAATGTGCAGAACAACAATTCATCGTCCTTCAAGTGAAAGTCCTTTCTGCACTTCAAACAGAAATTCCTTATGTCGTTTATGGAAACGACATTGCTAGGATAGAAGGCGAACTTCTTGGAGTGCTTGTCGTAATGGCTCTCCAATTCCGCCAACTTGTTGTATATATTGTCCCAATCGGTGTTCTCGTCGGATTCGGTCAAGTTTCCATAGTCCTCGTCAATCATCGTGGAAAGTAATGTGTCCATATATGTGGCGTGGGTCAACTCGGTATTCACCGCGCAAGTGGGAAGGCGTTTCGTTATTCTGTTTCTAAGCAACTTGATGATGTATGTTGATTTCATCGAACCACTCAAACCGACAATAAATCCAAGTCCTGCTTGCAAGTTCGGAATGAGGGCGTCCAAACTATAATCACCTGTGGTGGTCTTTATTCCGCTCGCTCGCTTGTCAAGTTCGACTTTATATTCCTCAAGCAAGTCGTGCAAAGTGAGATAGTCCGACTTGGAACTTCTCTTTCTTTCTAGTTGGTCTATTCTGTCACGAATTCTGTCCAACTTCTCGAAGTCGCTTCCGTTTTCCGACAAGTCGCCCAATGTATCCGACTTAAATTCATGAATCAACGACTTGACTTCAAGTTTGGACACATAGTCGTCAAATTCCTTTTCGTCGTATTCGGTGGATTGAACCGCCATCACCAATTCCGATGTCAAAAATTGGTTGTCCAATGTAAGTATGTTCTCCGCGATTATCCGCTTCCCCTCGGCCTTCAAGTGGAGCATGTCGAAATAAAATTCTTGGGCTTGGGGACTTACAAAACAATCTATTTCTTTTTTATCAAGAAATTCGTTGTGCTCGAACAAGCAGTTCAATATCTGCTTTTCGAGGACAGCTACCTTTAAATTATCCTCTTTCATTTAATCGTCCATATCTTTCATTCATTTTACAAAATTATGGCGCAAAAAGAAAAAACAATCAATGATTTTTTGAATTTTTTCAAGAATTTTTTTCCATTATTTCGTTAAGTTTCGTTCCGATTTCCTTCATTATGTCTTGGACACACTCGACATCCGAAATCTTGAAATCGGAGTTTGGATTCTTGGCGTCCACCAATTGCCCTATGTTGCGAACCAATGTCGGAGAAGGCGTGAATTCAACTTTAATGTCGGCAACCCTTCCGTCATCCGTAACCTTGTCACCAATATAGTCTATTTTCAACTCCCCAAAATAAGGAATTTTCGTGGAATCGCCCTCCGCGAAATCACACAGAACCAACATCATCAAGCATTTCAAAAATGAATTCACTTGCGAAGTGTTCAAGTCTCCGCCAGCCAAATTCCTCATCTCCTCAACCAACATTCTTTCTTCAACAGTCATTTTCATAAAACAAACATTCCTCCGAGCGAACAAACCGCCACGAAGGAATGTTACCTTCATCGAAATGTTTTTTCAAGCCCTATTATTTGGAGAAGTCCAACCTAGGCGACACGAATAAGTTGTGCCTTCCGTTGTACGACGACACATCGACAACGACGCACTCGGACACATAGACCGCGTCCATGGGATTCGACAAGAAGTTCTCCACCGCCTCATAAACCAATTGCTCGACAAAATCCCTCAACTGCGCCACGGACAAGACCTTCTTTCCGTCGGAATGAGCAACCAACTTGAACACAAAATGCAACTTGTCGAAGTTTATCTTGCTCAAATAAAAGTTCGCCATTTCGGAAGCCTTGTCCTCGGACTTCTTGAACTTTTGCGAAACCTCTTCCAAAGAATACAACGGAAGGGTATGTTTCTTCACATAAATATATTCCTTGCATATCTTTTTCTTGGACAATGAAAGCATGAATGTTCTCCTTATAAAAAAATCCTAACTGTTTATATAGTTAGGATTTTTTTATTTAGTCAGTTAAAGTTGATTAATTCGTGCGATAGGCGAAAAGCCATTCGCCGTCAACTTTGTCGAGTTCAATGACCTTGCCGTCGTAACTAGCCATGCTTCCCCACAAAGTGTCTCGGTCGTCCCAATCATACAAATCCTCAATCACTTTCTCCCAATCGATTTCATTTTCGAGAGTGTCCTTCATTTCTTTCGCCCAACCGCGCCCATAAATGCTTTTGAAATATTCAGAAATGCCTTGATTGAGGATTTCTTGTTCGTAAATTTCCTCGCAATCTTCCCTAACCCTTTCAATTTCTCTCTCGGACAAGCCCTCAGTGTCCTCCACATCTTCCGCAATGTCGTGGTTATGGGCGTAGTCGATAAGTTCCTCGTCGTCCATTTGCTCTATGTAATATTGCGACTCTTCTTCCGCCACTTGCTCAAACCACGAATCATTCACACAATTCTCAAGAATGTGCTCTTGAAAATTTTCACTAAAACTTTCCAATCCCAAATCGTCAATCAACGACTTTTCCCAATCCTCGAACTCTTCATAAGATTCGTCCTCGGTCAAGACCATCCATTCATCACCGTCAACCTCAAAATGGTTATCATCATATCCGTCCTCGATTTCCTCAACATCAACTTTAAGATATTCCGCCAAGGCTTGCTTCTTTTCCTCGACATCGATTTTCTTTTCGTTCAATTTCATATCTTTTCTCCTAAACTTCAATTTTTACGCTCGAAAAACAAAGCGTTTTATAAAATAGTTAATGACCATCGACACATTTAATTTTTATATTTATTTTCCAATGATTTCAACTTATTTATTAATTTTAATTCGGCATCTTCGTCATATTTTATTCTCAATAATTCAATCTTATTATCTTTACAAAATTTAGTTTTGATGGAATCATGATTTTGTCGATAATTAAATCTATCATTGGTTTCAAATCCATATTTATAAAAATGTTGTTTGCCATCAAATTCTATGCAAAGATTGTATTGGGGAATATAAAAATCAAACGGAAGCGAATATTTATCTTTACAATCTTTGAATCGTTTTTGTTCTTCAAAATTGTAATTATTATTTTGCAAAAAGAATCGTATTGTTCTTTCGCCATGAGATTCATTACAAATGGAACAACCATTACCTTTACAATGTGATTTAGGGGTTTGCCAAAAATCGCCATGTTTTCTACAAAAAATTCGAGTTCTGCTTGTGAATTTTGTATAGGTCGTTTCATCATAAATGTATGTCCCTTCACCGTGAGTTTCGTTCGCCAACAAAACAAATTCATCGTATGATTTTATTCTTATTTTTCTGATTTTATCAAATTTACAATCAGTACATCCACATCCATTCATATGACCATGTGGAGTTTGCCAAAAACTTCCGTGAATGGGACAAATTATTTCAACTAAAGTTTCAGTATTGACATAATTCACCAAAGAATAATCATAAAAGCCATGATGTACTTTGTTTGCTTTGTTCACAAAATCCTCAAAAGACAATTTTCGAGAACTATTGGATTTTTCAAATCCACATTTTTGACAAGTAATTCCTTTTAAAAATCTAGATGGTCGTTGAGTGAAAGAACCGTGCTTTGAACATATTATTTCTATTTTATCATTTCGAGTGATAAATTTAGAATTTATAAAACTAAATTTATCTCCGTATAATTTATAACTTTCATTTAAAAATGAAACCCAAGATTCTAATAATTTTTTATTGAAAATGTGTTCGCGCTTACATTTTTTACAACCTTCATGATTCCAATGCTCGCGAGGTTTTTGAAAAAACTCAAGATTGTGTTTTTTACAAGCCAAATTAACTTTGGTTTCCGTGTCGATATATTTGACTTTTGAATAATCATATTTATTTTCGTCATAAATAGACTTAGATTTATTGATAAAATCAATCGTTGTAAAATTTGTCATACTTTATTTATACCTCGGCTCCATCCACATAATATTTCTTGTTGGGGTTCAATATCTCCTTCAAATCTTGGATTGATAAATAATCTTTTTCAAGAACGGCTCTGCGAACATTGCTCTTTTTGCATAAAATTTCAAACCATATATAAATGTCAATAGATTTTGAAAATAACAAAATGTTCGTTTCCACTGTTTCTTTTTGCATTGGCCCGCGAGGTCTTTCCATCGATTGCTCGAAATCATCGCTATTCAACGGCAAATCCCAATAAATCTGTCGGCAACATTCCGTGACTGAAATCGATGTGGACAACACTTTGTTGGTAAGCAAAACCTTTCTACTAGGGTCTTTTTTAAAGGCGTTCAATTCGTCCACGCGGTCGCATTTCTTTACGGAAGTGGAAGCGTCCCCATGAACAATCAACGGCTTGTATTTGGACAATTTTTCGCCCAATTTATTCAACAACTGAGGATGAACCGACCAAACAATCACCCTTTTCCCTTGTTCGTTTATATATTTATCCAAAAGAGACATCAATATCGAAAATTTTGGATTATCTTCGATTTTAAAATTTTCATATTCCTCAACCAAAGAAGGGTCTGATGTAAATTTCGACAACTCTCCAAATTTCAACAAAGCACTCTTGGATGTGATTTTATCGCCTTCTATTTTAAAAATGTCTTCCACATATTTCTCGCAAATATTTTTATACATTTGCCTAAACTCGCTCCCCATATCACAATAAGTGATAATTTTGACATTTTCAGACTGAACAATGCAATCGTGATAACTAATCAATATTTTGTCTAAAATTTTAGTTTTAAATTCACTTGCTTTACCTTCGTCTATTTTTGTGTGATATTTATCGAAAGTGATGTAATCTCTCCATTCAGAAAAACTCATTGTTATTCTTCGTGGCAACATGAATTTCGCTAGACTATACCAATTTAAAAAATTAAAGCCCAATGTACCTGACAATCCATAACGATATTCAAAGTATTCAGAATGTATCTGTAAGAGGTGCGTTTGTATGGAGTCATGATGATTTATCGATTGAACTTCGTCCAACACAATCAATCTGCTATTGCCCCATTTAGAAAAATCAATCATAGGCTTTCTTGATTTAAGCGACGCTTTTGGATTTTTATAAACGCACGACAACCTAAATGTTATGTAATTGGTTATGATTATTTTTTTATCGAAACATTTCTCTACATCTCGATTGTATGTCCAAACCTCGGCAATATCATCTTCCTCGAAACAAGGGCTGAATTTTAGAATTTCGTTCTTAAAATTCTCCACACCTTCTCCGCGACAAACTATGAATATTCTGTCGATTTTTCCCAATTTATAAAGCGTAGATATCGCGTCACAACAAATTTTTGATTTGCCGTGCCGACAACTTATGTCCAACAAAGCGCGGTTTGTTTGAACCAATTTCTTGGTCGCCTCAACTTGAAAATTTTCAAACCCTTTTTTACCAATCAAAGGCGGATGTTTTTCCAACAACCCTTTGTCGATTGAATATTTTACTTTGCGGAGTTCGTCGGAAGGCGGATATAGACTCAACTTCAAGACCGCAACATCGTCTTGGGAAATCTCAACATCGATGTTGTTCGCCTTCAAGGAATCCGCTATGTTTAGGACTGAAAGGCGAATGGGATATGTCCACTCCTTGCTACTTCCATCGAATTTCAAGTAGTTCGCCTTGTACAATTCCACACATGTGTCCAACTCGTAGGAAGAGGAGTTTATGCTCTTGAAGTGAACATCGCCGTCGACTTCGCTTATGTAAATTTTGACCATGATAAAAAATATAATTCAAAATATGAAAATTGTCAAGAGAAATTATTTATTTTCCTCAAAGGCTTTTTTCAGAATGAATTCATGGGTATCCAAAATTTGTTCGTTCGGCAAATGTATGTAGCAAGAGTCGTCCATTTCGTTTCCCAAATATCGACAAGCGAACGCGTCGGCAAACAATTCTTGGCAATATACATCCAATTGACTGTTCTTGTCCTCGTCACGACACATCTTCAATCCCTTCGCCTTCCAATTTGAATAGTTTTCTTGCCAATACAACTGCAAATACTGAGGCAACATCGAGAACACGAAATGTCCGAATTCATGGTAAAGCACGGTACGATAGAAAAATTTTTCAGACTCGTCTTTCAAATCCTCGCATTTGGCTTTCAAAAAAATACTGTCATCAGTGAAAAAAGCCTCGGTACCTGAATCCGTTTCAAGTCCGTCATCCGCTAAATAATGCAAGTAATCGTTGTCAACTATGAGAAACCTATCGAACTTTTTCAAGATTTGGGGAAAATCTTTCTTCACATTCTGCAAAAATTCCAAAAAACTGTTCAGAACGAAATCGTCCGCTTTCTTGTCGAAATACACATCGCAACCCAAAACGCAAGTCTTGTTCATCTCGTCCAAGTTCATCAACGGATATTCGGCCATCGCGGTCAAATAATCCCCCCAAAATTTCTTTAAATTTTGAATACATTCCCATTCCGAAGAAACAAATTCCTCCAAAGCGTCGCCGTTCATTCCGTCCACAACTTCGCCAAAATAGAACAAGCAATCGTTCACATTTCCAACCAAAGTGCAATAACTCGGAAGAACATTAAATTCGTAATTTCTGCCTAAAAAATCCCTAATGTTCCAAAGAAATTTGTGATGCTTGGAATTCTCATCATCAATGTCCATGTCTGAAGCCGAATCCCCCATAAAATACTCGCAATATTCAACAACATCGTCTTTCGAGTAATCTTCCGTTGAGTTAAACAATTCATTGTACATTCTCTCTCTATCGGAAATGTATTTCTTCATCATGCGGTCTGCGGCTATCAAATCGCGATAACTAAATGTATAGTCCAAGTTTTCCTTCAATCTTTTCGGCATAAAACAATCAACCTTCCAAAAGACAATTATATAGGAAAAATAGTTAAAAGTTCACATTCATCATTTTTTCAAGGTCATCGTCATCCCCGTAATCTTGAGGCGCATATTCGCTCAATGCTTTATATGATTCTGGAAGGTCATTCTGTATCGTTTTCAACTTGCCCAAAAAGTCTTGCCCCATGACTCCTCCGCATAGACAAGGAATCTCTTTTGGAGCGGAACCCATAGGATATTCAAGTTCTTTTTTAGTTCCACATTTCTTACACAAATATTTGTATGTCATACTTTCAACTCCTCTAGTTCTTTAATTCTTGTACTCTTATCTTTTTCCAAGGTGGGAATTAACTCAAAACATTTAATCGCCGAATCCCTCAAGAATGTCTTTTCAGAATTAACAACGATATAATAAATCATGTTAAATTCGTTTTTTACTTTAATAACACAACCGTCCAATTCGTCTTTCTTATTATAAAAATTCATTGCATTGCATATACCTTTGAATGAACGAACTTTTTTATCGTCATAATACACGATTTTCAAATCTGAATAAGAGTTACAATTTTCACATTCAAACTTGATTTTATTTCCATTCGGAAAAACAAATTCATTGTTATTATTTATTGTAGATATCGCCATAAAAATCTCCCATTTTGTCGAGTACGGTAGACAAAATTATGCGGAAATCGTCTACCGTAATAAACAAATTAATTTACAACCTTCTTCACTTTCTTTACAACCGTTGTAGTAGATGTAGTTTCTGCGGTCGGTTGAACATTTTCAACCAATCGATTCGCCATCTTGGACGACGAGCCTTTGTAGTATTCGTAAAGTTTGCTAATGAACACATTTGGATTGAAGTATGCTCCGCACAACTGTTGGGTTTCGTTGAACGCTTTATATAAAGACAAAAGATTTCCGCTAGCCTTCATTTTTGCAAAAGATTTTTCCTTCCATTGAACTTCAAACGGCTCTCCAATCATGTCACGCAAAGCGTTGTTGCTTAAAATGGCGTACCAATAAGGAACCATGTCGCCCAAATTGTTCATGTTGGAATTGATGTATGTCAAAGCAGACTTGTCCTTGTTCAAAAGCGAAACAACGACATCCGCCTCTTTCTCTTCGTCCGTGTAGTTCAACAATTTAATCAAATCGTCTTTGGATGTGCATTCGGAGTCGATGGCCACGCTCAAATCATTCAACGCTTGTCGCAGATTATTCTTGGAGTTTTGGGCTATGTAAGGAATCAACTCCAAAACACCATCACCCATCTCTCCATTAGGGTCGATTTTAACCGTGAACAGTTGGAACAAGTAGTCGCTAATTTCCTCCGTGGTTATCGGATTCAACTTGTATAGCGAAATTCTTGAGCGCAAGGCGTTCTTCTCTCTAGTGGAGTTATCCTTGCCGTAAGAGTTTGAAAATTTGGACTCGTCCGTTGAGGTTAAAATCACATAAGTGTGCGGACGGTTCATCTCCAAAATCGTAAGCAACTGCTTCATTGCGGTTGCGTTTATCATCTGTGCCTCTTCGATTATCACAATCGTATTCTCGTCAACGAGGGAGTCGTATGACATTGCTTCATTCAATTCGCGCATTTTATCAACGGTTAAATCTCCGCCGTTATAGCAAGTGACAGAGCGGTTGAACCTTTGCTCGACGATATCCTTAACCGCCGAACATTCCAAGTCAGGTTCCCTCATTCCATTCTCATCAAAAAGTTTCTTTTCGGAATTCAATGTGCTTGATATGAGCCTAGCCAAAGTGCTCTTTCCTATTCCGCTTCCTCCCACTATGCAAACTGCGTTGCCTAGCGTTCCTTTAGTGATTGCGTTTTGAATCGAATGAACCACATTGCGGTTTCCGACAAATTCCTTGAATGTCTTGGGACGATATTGAATTCCAAACTGCATATAATTTCTCCTTTTAGTTTGCGTTTATTGAAATAATATAGCGAAAATGGCGCTAAAAATCAATAGAATTTAAAAAAAAGACCCAACTCAAAGTTAGGTCTTTTTTTTTGTTTCCCTTAACGAGAATTAAGCGTTCGCCTTGACAGCCAACACGCTCACTTTTCCTGCGCTAGCAGGGGTGATTGTGAGAACATTGTCGCTAATGGCGAATGTTCCTCCGTCCACGAAAATCACCAATTCGTCCGTAGGAATGACATTTCCTGAAGGTGTGACGAATTCCAATTCAAACGCAGTTGTGTCTTCCGCGTTTACAGTGTAAGTGAATGAAGCGAAGTTGCTTGCGTGTACATTAACCATAATCTTTTATCTCCTATATTAAAAAATTTTCTATAATAATCCGCTCTCAAAACGAGAGCGATTTATCCAATATTACGAGCGTTTTCCTGAGAGAAGTTTCTCCATGATGGCGTCCTCGTCGCGTTCTTCCGCCACCACAACATCTCCGTTGTCAACAACCACATCGTTGATTTCATCGTTCACCAAGCCATCGTCAACGATAATCTCGTTGTCCTCGTCCAATTCCTTCTTCAAAGTGGAAAAGCGAGACTTCTTGGCTTTCTTCTCCTCTTCAGCCTCGTTTAAGGCTTTGCGAAGGCGGTTGTTTCTCATCGTGAGTTTTTCAACCATTTTCTTGAGGGAAACGATTTCCTCGACATTGGCCTCCGCATCCAAAGCGTCGTTGGCTTTCTTCATCGAAGCGATTGTGTCCTCAAGTTCCTCGACCTTGGCGCTCAATTCTGCGTTATCGCCCTCAAGTTTCTTGATTTTCTTGTTACAAGCGACGAGCACATCCGCGTCAACCATCGTGTTGGCCTCAGCCTCAATCTTGTTCATCTTGCTCTCAAGAATCTTTCCGTTCCTTCTCATCATTCCTTCGAGGTTGCGGTTCTTGGCCTTCAATGAACAAATTTCCTTCGACAAACGATGATTCTTTTCTTCAAGTTCCTCGCTTTTAGCGATTTCGCTTTCAGAAGCCTTATACTGCTCGTCCTCATACATGTCGGTTACAGTCTTCAACTTTTTCTCGATTTCTTCTTTCTCGGCTTTCAAAGCCTCAAGTTCGTCGGAAACCTTTTTATTCTCGTCTTCGAGAGTCTTCACCTTCTCGGCGAGTCCGTCCGTCTGAAGTCCTTTGGCGGAGAGTTCCTTGATTTCGTTGTCGGTTTCCTCGATTTTCTTGCAGATTTCAGTGTGCAAAGTGCCATCCGCAAGTTTTTTCGCAAAACAATCAGCCGAAACAAGAGCCTCTTTCTTGTCGAAAGGACTGTCCATTGACTCAGCGTCCTTAATCATGCTCTTGATATTAAGAGTCATTGACTGTTGAATCAATTCGTCATTCGTGTTTTCTGGCATTTTTTCTTCTCCTATAGAATTGTCGCTTTCTGTTTCGTCCGCTTTATCGTTTTGCGCGTTTTCGGTCGATTCCGCGACATTCCCTTCTTTTAATATAGTTAAATTTTCTTTTTGAGCCGATTCCTTAATTGTTTCGGAAATAGTGTTAAAACTATAATCATCATTCAAAAAATCAACATGACCGTCGGTTGTGTATTGATACAAAGAATTTGATGGTTGAACTTGCAAGTGGTCACACCACCTTTCAACAAATAGCGTATTGTCATTAATTACATAGCCCTCATCATCAAGAGACCCGATTATACTAGAACTCAAACAAGCGGGGCATCCGAGGTCATAGCCATTAGCCAATGTATCTCCGACCCAATTGATTGGATACCATCTAATGGCCAACCATTCACCAACCATGTGTGGGTCTTTTGCAATTCCACAAATTCTCAAAGAATCGGGTTCTTTTCCATCTTCTGGATGGTCAGCCAAAGTCCATGTAACTCTATTTTCATCAATACAACGTTTCAAAATTTTAGCATAAGACCTACCATTTCCATTAAAATCAGAATTCCATATCAAGAACTCATAAGAACGAGTAGGATGATATTCTTTTCCTTCTACTATTACTTTTTCTGTAAGTTTTTCTTTAGAAGGTATTACTTTTGCATAAAATTTTTCACGAATTCTATAACGACCATCGGCTAACTTTTCGCATCCTTCCAAAAATCTTTTATTTTCACTCATAAAAATATCCTCTTAATCAAAAGATACTATAAATAGTTAATATTTTATCCAATAAATTTTTAACTATCTAAAAAGCGAAGAAGAGAGATTAAAACAATCCCCCTTCTTCTACCAAATTCACACCTAAATACGGAGGTATAAATATGGGTATGTTGCATAGTACAGTCGAAATCATTGAAAATCAAGTCATCTTTTCAAAAGAAATTTTGGAATATTTTGAATCGCTAAGAAATGAAGAAACAAACAAATGGATTGATATATATCGAAGTTTTATCGGATATTTCAAATTTTGACGCTCCAAAATATAACATTCATCATATAAAGCCTGTTTTTACATTCAAAACTGAAAAATTAAATACAAGAAGAAAAAGAGAGAAAATCGCAAATAAATTTAATGGCAATCTGATTAAACTTTCAATTTATAATCATATTCTCGCTCACTTTTATTTATGGAAAATTTATAATAATTATGAAACTAAAAATCCATTAAAATATTTATTTAATACACACAAAACCATTGATGAACTGACTGAAAACGAATTAAAAAATATTGCTATATTAGTTGAAGAAGTCGCAAAAACCAATTTAACTGAAGAAGAGAAAAAAGAAAAACAAAAGAGATACGCAAGTAATCGTAGAGAGAAAAATAAATTAAGTATTAGAAAATCATATAAAAAACATAGAGAAAAAAGGCTTGCTTATAGCCAAGAATATAGAAAAACTCACAAAGAACTTATTAGTAAAAATGGTAAAAAATGGCGAGAGAAAAACAAAGAACATTGTGATGAATATGATAAAAATTATTATAAAACTCACAAAGAAGAAAGAAAACGATACAAAGAATCACACAAAGAAGATATTTCACAATATCGTAAAAATAGAGATTCGAGATTATGTTTAGACCCAATAACAAACTTACCAACTACTTTTGGAAAATTAAGGCGTATGTATGAAAAACACGAAGAGTACAAAGAAGTTGATGCTAAAAAGTGTTTAATTACGGAAAATTTAGAATATTATGAAAAATTATACAATAATTTACTTCAAGAAAAAGAAAATGAAAGGAATAATATAAAACGAAATATTCGCTATGATGAACAATGTGCTAGACCTTGTAAAGACCCAAGATATAATTCTGAATATGATATAAAATCTAAAAATGAAATTACAGAATTCACAACATGGGGTATTTTATACCAATGGGCGGCTCGTAATAAAAATCATCCTTTGTTGAATGATTTATCTTGTGCTGAATGGGCAAATCAATTTTTATTAACTCCTATTGAACCTAAATTATTTCAACATAAAAAAGACAGTATATGTAAAGACCCTAGATATAATGTGATTTTTCCAAATAAAGTAAAGAAAGGCTTTGAATTTACAGAATATACAACTCATGAGGCATTACGAAATTGGGCAAGAAATCATTCTTCTCACCCTCTAGTGAACAACATGAATCCCTCTGAATGGGCTAATCAATTCATCCTCACTCCGCAAGAATTGGAGAAATACGAGAAAACAAAAATAATCAACTAGGAGCCAACGAAGAGTCGAACACAGGTGAATGGGGATACTTGGGCGACTCGGAACTCTTCGTTTTCGGAGTGGTTGTGTAAACTCGTTGGGTCGCCAAAGTGATTGAAAATGTCTTCCTCTCCCCTCCGTCCTCGTCTGCGTCGATTTCCGCCAAACTTTTAGGCAAGCACTTGGCCATGGTGTAGGAGGCGATGGTCTTTATGCCTGTGAACAATTGACGGAAATACTTCACTATGACTCGCTTCGTTTCGTATCTCCAATTCGACTTTAAGACCACACCATCTTCGTCATATATCGCGTCGAGCCATGCCTTGAAAAATCCTAGGCACGAACCTTGAACATCGTCATAGAAAGTCAATGTCACATCGTCATAGGCGGATTTTTCCTTGAAGGTCATAAGGCCGTAACTTGTATTGTCGTAATCCAAGGAAAGTTGGGGTATGGAAACGCTTTGAATGTAATTGTCGAATCCTTTAGGCATGTAAAGGTCTGTCATTACGGTGTTTTTTCCTTTTCCTTCCTCGACATCATTGTCTTCGATAGAGCAAACCCAATACCCCTCCAACTCGTATTCGGGAAGCATATACATCCAAAATGGGTTTCCTATTCCAAAACTAGCCATTAAAACCTCACGTTAAATAAAAAGCGTCATTCTAAATAGTTAGTCGTCGAATATCTCCTTCCTTTCCTCTCTGACTTTTTCGTTCTTGGACAAGATTTTAGCCAACGACTTGTCCAATCTCTTCAATTTGGAGCCGTACCTCAAGCAGATGTCCCTTTCGTAAGGAATCAACTCCTCAATCTTGCTCCAAGAAAGGTTCAAGACTTGCTTGTAATAATATACCAACGAAACCGTCACCGCTTCCTTGAATTTGTCCACGGTGGGAAATCCGACATCCATTCCACCCAACGCGCCCAAAATCCTAGCGAACTTGTCATTGTCGTCCACTATCGAATAAAGCAATCCAACTTTGTCACCGAAGTTCTCGTAAATAACCGCCTTCAAAAGTCCGTTGGTTTCGTCAACGCTCTCATCCACCTTCGAGTATTCGGACTTCACTTCGTTCATCGCTTCAGTCATTTCCATTGGCGCAGTCCACTATCATTTTCTTGTAAATCTCGACGCTTCTCTCGAACTTCTTCACCAAGGAATAGTCCAATGAACCCTTTATGGCCTCCACGATTTTATCGTCCATCTTTCCGCATATGAAGAATTTATACAGTTGAGCCATGAAGTAAGACTCTCTAAATTTGCCTTTCTTCCTTTTGGAAGATTCATACAACGAATTCACGCACTCGCTTATGAATCGCAACGACTTGTCAATCAAATATTTTCTGTTGGACTCGTAGTTCAAGGAATCCTCGACTTCGCTTATCCCTCCGTCGTCAGACTTGCTCAAATAGTCGCTCAATTCCTTCAAATTCTTGTCCGACCTTTTGAATATAGGTGTGTGCAGAGAAATCTCATTCTTCCGTCTCTCGCATTCGTCTTTGTTATATAACGGATACAACACCAACTGTCCTATGTATTGGGCGAACGATGTTGTGATTTTGAAGTCAGGCTTCTCTCTGTAATATTTAGTCAACTTCTCCAAAGTCCATTGAACCTTGTCCCAAATATCCTCTAGGCTTTCGTACGACGACTTGATTTTCAATTTGTGACATATAACATTAAAAGTCATTCTGTTCAAAAGAACGAACAACTCCCTAAAGTTGTCCTCGCTTCTGTCGTTCAGATACTTTTCTTGAGTAGTCATCAACAACGACTCGTCCCTAGTTTTCTCAGGATACAACGCTCCGCAACAATTACACTTGGGCACGAAATCTATGTCCTTGTAAATTCTGTAAGGAACTTCGTTTCCGCAATTCCAACAACGCTTCACTTTTCCCATAAAAATTCATTCCTCCGAATACTACGATAATTGTGATAGTTTCGGAGAAATAAATCAAGACCGAGAAAAAAAACGGATTTTTATTTTTTTAATCCAACTTATTGTCGGTCGTCAAAGCCTCGTCAATAAAAAATCCTTTCACTTCGATTCCTTCGTCAATGATTCTCTTCAACCCTTCGTTGTCTGTGTCCGCCCATTTCAAGGCTTCAGACCAAAGGATGTTCTTCGACTTTCTTTCCGAATCTTTGGGGATTAAAATCAACTGTTTTTCGCGCATATTCTTCCTCCATGTTTTAATTATATGTTATGTTGATGTTCACTTTGTCAACTTTGCTTTCGTTGTATGTGAACATGTTCAACTCTTTCTGAATGTTGTAGCCTTCCTTGAAATCGGAAATGTCGTCCAACTTGATGGGACAATTCCAATAAGAGCCGTCGTTGTTGATTAAGATGAGGTTTTGGAAGGCGTGGCCTTTTGTGCCGATTACGCTAAAAGCGTAGCAATTGTTTCGCATGGGAGAACCTGTCACCAAAAGGCGACCGCTAGAAAGAACGCTAAGATGATGATAGTGTCCTATGACTGTAAGTTCGACATGCTCTCCCTCCTCCAAATAAGACTTTATGTAAATATCTTCTGCCCCATCTTTCAATGTCTTGATGTTGCAACCATGTGCAATGCAAACATTATAAGTTTCTCCATTATTAATAGGAATTTTAATAAGCGATTTTACACAATGGTCAGCATCTAAAAATTGGAGGTTTTTGATTTTTTCTCCAAGAATGTGCTTCAACATCGTATATTGCAAATAGTCCCAATTGGCCATCCCTTCCCAATGAGAGTGATTCATCGGACTAACTACTCCACTAGCGGAAACCCTAGATTCGTTGCCGATGACGCTAATGTATTTAACTTGCTCAAAATTAGAGCAAAGTTCTACTAAAATCTGTTCAATTAAAGTAACGATAATTAACAAAGAATTTGTGACGGAAGAAACTTGTCCGAGCAATTCGTCAACTCTGCGAGGTGATGAAACGAAATCACCAAGTCCGCAAACTATGACATTCGTCACATCGTTTTTCTTCATTGTTTCAATCGCTTTACTGATATATTTTTTCAATCTTCTCGAAAGAATGTTATAATCATAAGTCAGTTCTTCACAACTAGCGTCTATCAAAGTTCCCGCATGCAAGTCGCTCAAGCAGAGCAGAGCGGTTTTCTTTTCTTTCTTCTCTTTAATAGGGTTAATTTTCGGAATGTCGAATTTCACATCGTCCAAGCGTTTAATCAACTCGTCGCAAATGGACTCAACCTCATTCAATATCCTATAGTTGTTGCGGTTGTTCCTTCTCAAATAGGTGGTCAAATCCGACTTCTTTTGAAGTCTCTTCTCCAACTTGACCGTGTTTTCAATGTCGTAGTCCTCGTCCACATCGTTCTTCTGCCGAGCCAAGGTATCATAGGCTCTCTTCACATAATCCTTGAATCCTTTCAAGGAAATGTCCAACTTGAATTCTCCGCAATAATCCTCGTAGCAAGTGTCTTGAACCAAACGGTAATCCATTCCGTTTTCCGAAATCCTAGCCTTCAACCAATCCAATCTTGTCATATACTTTAATCTTTCTCCAATAAAAATTTTGGTTTCATAAGGAAAGATTATAGAATTGGAAAAAATAAGTCAACAATTTTTTGAAAAAATTTAGGCAGATTGAGAGATTATAATTGAACGCTCTCGCCCACTAAAGACGGGCGAGATTCCCGTACACTTACGAGCCGAAAGACTCGATGGTGTTAGGAACTTCCTGCTTCGCTGAACACATCGGTTCTCCACAAGCATTTGTAATTTCGGCTCGTCCCCTGCCTACTACGCCCAGACTAGTCACACCCTTTATCAGAATGTTTTGGGCTGCATTTATATCTCTGTCATGGGAAACTCCACAGACAAGACATATCCATTGTTTTACACCTATCTTAACTTTAGGATTAACAAACCCACAGTTGTGACAAGTCTTTGAAGTGTTTTTAGGATTCACTTTCACAAGTGTTGTTTTATATGCAAGCATTTGTCGAAACATACCGAATCCACCGTCGCCAACCACCTTTCCATGACGCATTTGCGACATGGACTGCAAGTTGATGTCTTCAACAATTACATATTCGTACTTGTTAGCCAAATCCCTCGACACTTTATGAAGCCAATCTTTTCGTTGCCAAGCAACTTTTTCATGCAATTTAGCGACTTTCATCTTGGCTTTTTCATAACCGCTAGACTGAATTTCTTGGCCTTCAGCAAATCTTTTGGATTTAACTCTCTGCCAACGCGACAACTGTTTTTCCTTCTTTCTCAAAAAGCGAGGGCATTTGATTTTCGTGCCATCGCTAAATGTCATGAAGTCCTTGTCGTCGCAATTCCAATCTATTCCTATTGCTTTTCCATTATGTATTTTTGATTCATCTTTCTTTTCAACACATATTTTAACAAACCATTTTCCTGTGGCGGTTCTTCTGAAAGTCACATTCTTGAACTTTCCTTCGCAAAATCTACAAGACGCTCGAATGTCTATGTAACCAAGTTTCTTTGTAAGATATAATTTGCCGTTCACAAACTTTGGCTTTGTTGAATATCTGAAAGAATCCTTCGGATTTTTCTTACTTTTGAATCTTGGTGGTTTAGAGAATTTTCCTTTTCGTTCTCCTTTCAAAGATTTGAAAAAATTATTATAACTCGCACAAACATCAGACCAAGTTTGTGTAAGTGGAACGCTGTCTATTTCTTTAATCCATTCCAATGCTTCAGGCTTAAACTTCTCAAAAGTAGGCTTGTATCCTTGAATGAGCATGGAATGATTCTGATTTTTGTTGAAGACTACAGTATTAAAATACAGTCTACAAAGACCTAGAGTTTTATTGAACAACTCTTCTTGTTGAGATGTCGGATATATTCTGTATTCATACGCCTTCAGCATAATTTAAATATACAACATTTTGATTAAAAAGTCAAGTGATTTTGAAAATATAATCAAAAATATCGTAGGTTTGGAATCCCACACTAAAGATGTGGGATTTTCCGCCTACAGACTATCAACACTCATACACCATTTTAGCCTTGAGTGCGTCCGCCATTTTCTGAACTTCATTTTCTCGGACTTTCGGAAGTTCCTTAATTCCGACCAAAGAAATGGGAGCGACTTCGGAGATTTCATTTTCGCTCGACCGCTCCATTTCCTTCTTCAACAACTCGGAAAATGAAACTCCGCTCCGACCGACTTTCTTTCCAAGTTTCGGATTTTCTTGGACGCTTCGCAAATGATGTCTGACTTTAACTGTAGGTTCTACCGCTTTGATTTTCATATACTTATTATCGGTCATTTCAAAGATTTTGTCAAGAGAAATTATCGCAAAAATCGAAAAAAAAAACGAGCGGAAACAATGTCCGCTCGTCCTAAAACAAATCCAATGTTAGTCCGTCACGATTTCGGTGGAAACGATGTATTCCATTACAATGTTGCCGTTGTTGTCCCAAATGATATAGATGTGGAGAATTCCGTTTTCCAAATGCAACCTCATCGAGAAGTCGGAGGCTCCCATGTCGTCCTTCAAATAGCTGATTTCGTCTTGAAATGTTTTCCAATCAATATTCGAACTGCCTTTGGAAGCCAAAACCAAGTCTTGTTCCTTCAACTCTTCGAACAATTTCTTATTGTAGATTTCAACATCGACATTTATTGTCGGCTCGCAAATATAAATATCGTCGTATTTAACCAATCCGTTGTTTTTCATAATTTCACCTCTCACAGATAGTTAATTTTTTTGTAAAGTATTTTTATCATTCTGCCGAAAATATGAGTGTATGGAGAACAAGCCTATGGAAAACAGTTCAAAACGGTTGGTCGAAATCTGCAAGGAGGCGGTTTCGGAGATTGTCGGAAACGGATTTTTAAAGAGAAGCCTTTCGTCCGAACAGTTGGAAAGACTAAAGGAAATTAAAGAAAGTCATAAGAAATGAGAGAAGGCGGAACTGAAAGATGTTCCGCCTTTCATTCATTTGACATATCGTTTTATGACTTCTCGACATTCTTCTTCACTAATTTTATTTGTGGCAACTTTCAAAGTTAAATCGGCAAGAACGGTATCCTTGACTTCAAAACCATAACCCAATTCCTCGAAATTCACTTTCAATGAAAGGCAAGCCGTTCTCTTGTTTCCGTCCGTGAAATATTGAGTTGTCGCCAAATGATAATAGACATTAACCACTCTATCAATTTCGTTGGGAATCAAAAATTGGCCGTCGAATGTCTGCATTGCGGAACTGACAATCGAATCCAAACCGCCTCGATTCGTTAAAATTCCTTGTCCGTTGGTGATATATAAATTTATATCCTCCAATGTTTGAACCGAAATCATCTGCCTAAAATCTCCATGTCTTTCGGATGTCTTTCAACCCAATCATCCAATATTTTCACGAGTTTTGAAAGAGGAACTGTCTTGATTGTATCTTTAGAATTTTTCTCCTTTATATTCTTAGTGTCATTCATACAATCCTCCTAAACAAATAGTATATCATTTTCATCGCTTTGTCAAGTGAAATTACAAAGGCGGAACTGAAAGATGTTCCGCCTTTTTTTCGTTCGTTTCAACTAATTCAAAAACACATATTTGACTAGCAACATCTTGGAGGTGATGTCGTCCCATTCAATTCCCATGCTTTCCAACACATAATCTTGGGGCAACGAGCAAGCGATTGTGATGTCCTTCCAATCGCCGTCATGCCATTTCACCAAACCCTTGCAATTCCAAGTGTTCGTGGAGGGGCGTTTCTTGGGGAATTTGTCGAACGCGCTAGGCTTCACATAGAATATGGAATTGTCCGTCAAACCGCCCTCAAAGTCGTAGAGCGACAGTCTTTCGTCCACATCGTATTCTCCTTTCGTCACCAATCCGTCCCAAGCGAGTTCGAGCAAGCGGTCGGTTTTTGAAGACTCTTTCAAAGACTCAACCTTCTTTCCAATCAATTCCTTCACTTCGGACTTGTCAACATCGATGCCATACTTTTTAATCCAATCCATGACGACTTTCTCGCAGTCTTTCTCGTCGGTTCTCACTGAATTAGCAAAATATCCATTTTCCGCAAGAGTAAACTCATAATGAGGGTCTTTGCCATGTTCCGCCCCCAAAGCGTTCGTGAAGTAAAGAGCGTGCTCTCCGTCCTCGCTCCTTCCGAGCAGTTCGTCATTGATTCCTTCCTTCAAAGACTCGTTGTAGTTAGGCGTCATGATGATTTTGTCGTATTGTTTCTCTTCATAGGAAACATCGAATCCGTTCTCCTTGGCGGTCTGAATGCACTCCCACAAATCGTTCATCGCTCCATACCAAGCGTCCTTATGGGGATTTGTTTTCTTCACTCGGTCGAACATCACTCCGATTGCGGAGATGTAGGTCTTGTCCTTATATCTCTTGATTTCGTCCTTCGAGAACTTCCACTTTTTAGCCATTTCATCAAAGAAGTCGGAATCCTTGGATTCCTTCAAAGACTTTTTCTCGATTATATCGCTTTCCCAATCCGCGTTTTTGAAGAAGTACTTCATGTCTTTCAAACTGTCGAACTCAACGCCATGGCCTTTTGTTCCTTCGGTATAATACATTCCGCCAATGAAAGCGTCGTTGTCCGCGTCAACCGTAAATTCCACTCTTGGAGTCTGTGGCAACAATCTGTGGGGCTTTGTATAGCAATATTCCATTGTGGAATAATCCTTGCGTTGCTCGAAGTCGGATGAATATTCATGCAACCCTTCTTTTTCCAAAAAGTCTATTAAGTCTTGTCCGAAAATAATTTTGTCTGACATAAATTCTCCTCTCTTAAAATGAATGATATTAAATAGTTAATTCTTAGTAATCTTGACTTATGATAGTTGATAGTTATGATTGCGAATATAATTTTACAACAATTCATATGGCCACACCAAAGGGTGGTGTCTTTTTTTTTTGCCGATTTTATGTAAAATCTTGTATTTTATATTCCCCTCTCTGTTTTGCTTTTATACCTTCCCATCCGTTTATCATTAAGGCATTTAATCCTAACGGTTTTGTGTGAATTGCTTTACAATTCTTACATTTATCAAACTCCATGATAGGACAATATCCTTCTGTTTTCCATTGACATTGAGTTTGTCTACTCTTTAGCAATTCTTCTCTTGTGTACATTTATTCATCCTCATCATCTTCAATTTCTTCAACGACAGGCTCAACTTCATCCGCATTATCATACGGACATTCAACCATAGCAAGTTCAATCGCTTCATCTTCACTGTCGGCTTCAACGATTGTTGGATAAACCACTTCCAAAATAACTCTATATCGTTTCATTCTAAATCTCCTTATGATTTTTAATTACAATTTACATTTAACATCAAGGTCTGAAAAACACCAAATACCACTACGATAATATCCATCGTTATCTATTCTTTCAATGGTAACAATAATATTGCTACCATTTAATTCGACAACATCACCTATATTATATTTTTTGCAAAATGTATCTTTCATAACACATCCTCCTCATCAATAACAATATTATCATAAAAAGAATTAAATGTCAAGGAAAAATATCACTATTATTTAATTATGTATTTTGATGGGATTATGCATTTATATAATTCTTTATTATAATATTTTCTTGCTCTTAACGCATTAAGAGTGCAATAATCTTTTTTTATAGGGTCGTAACATTGTTGATTACACCATTCTTTTTTCTTTTTGTTAATTTTTTCTCTATTTTTATTTCTATATTCTAATGATTGTTTTAATATTTTTTCTTTATTATTTTCATATCGTTTTTTATGTTTTTGAGAAATTTCTTCTTTGTTATTTTTATAATAATTTCGCTTCTTTTCTAATTCTTCTTCTCGATTATCATTGTATTTCTTTTTTCTTTGTTTAGATATAGATTCTTTATTTATACTTCGATATTGATGGTTATATTCAGTCATGCTTTTTTTATGCGTTTTACGATAATTTGCTTGATATTGTATAGAATCTTCTTCTGTTTGATTTTTCTTAGCACATTCTTCTTTCAATTCAACTATTTCTTTTAATTCATTTTCAGTAAGATTATCGATATATGTATTTTGTCCACACATATGTTGAAATGCCCATTTAGAATCAACATTATTGAATATTTTCCAAAGATAAAAATGAGCAAAGAAATGATTATAAATTGATAATTTTATTATATTTTCATTAAATTTATCTGCTAAAGGTCTAGTTTGTTTTCTGTTTTTATGTTCTTCATCTTTGAATGTAAAACAAGGTTTGATATGATGAAAATGATATTTTTCAGAATCAATGTTTCTTATATCAGATAGCACTTCAAAATATTTGTCAATCCATTCAGATGTTTCTTCATTTCTTAAACTTTCAAAATAATTAATAATCTCTTGTGAAAATATAACTTTGTTATTTTCGATTTTTACATTTGATTTTCTCGTAGACATAGTTCAATCTCCATAAATTAATTTTTAGTTTTTAAGTCATCGCAACTGACTTGATAATATAAATAGTTAAAAAAATAAAGAGGTGTGAACTAAATGAGATTGAAAATTCAGTTCAACATGTAGGGTTGCGACCTACATTCACCTCTTATAAATTATGATAGTTAATTTTTAGATTTTATGCAATCTGTACAATTTTTTCAAATTCTGTTTCGCTTGTAGCATCAAGCAACTTATCTAAAACTTCTGCATCATCAACAATTCTTGCACATTTTTCACCCTTGAGATTTTCCTTTACTTCAACTTTTCTTTCAATAAAATCGTCCAAAATCTTACAACGTGTAATAACTGTCTGTTTTACATTACGATACTCACGATGGTCTTTGATAGAACCTTTAATGAGATATTTATGTCCTACTTCATACTCAACGTACTCAATTCCACCCCAAGTTACATTTTTAGCATATTCTACTTTGTAATTTCCATTACTAGAACTCCAAGCAAAAACATGATTTTCATCATCATGGAAAAGATGAATATAAGTAAAACCATAAGCACCTTCAAAACCGAATGATTTATCAAATGTAAGAGTAAGTTCAAACTTGTCACCAACTGCCCCGTAATATTCAACCTTTGCATTTTCAATGGCACGCTTTTCTTCTGCAACCTTTTTAGCAACCATTTTGTCGTGATTCTGCTTAGATGCAAACATAGCATATACGGCAATACCCATATATTTTTCATGGATTTCATTGCGAAGTTCACGAGTACCATCATCAAGTGTCTTGAAGAATACTGAACGAGCGTTTGTGTGGAAATCGCTAACGAATTCATCAGTATCATACATATTCTTTACCCAAGAAATCACATCTTCAAAAGGAATAGGATTTGAAGGCATAAGGTAAACATCACGATAGTATGTGTATTTATCCATTTTAAGATTGTTGAGCCAACCAAGAACATTGCCCTTTGTTACACCTTCTTTTTCATACACCTTGAGATTGTCACTACAAGCAAGTGTAGCAGTATAGATTGCTGAAAGTGTGTGATAATGAGAAGAGCAACCACCGAATGAACCGTTGAACTCGTCATAAGAGCCTAGTTCCTCAAAGGCGGATTCCAAGAAACCAAAGTATGATTCTACGCTGAATGGGAAATAATCTTTTGCACAAGATGTTCCAAGCACTACAAGGTCATCACGAGTTTTCACTTCCTTTCCAACCTTGCTGAATACGAGGTATTTGTTACGACCAATTTTCTTGTGGCATTTATCGCAAGAACAGTTTGCAAGGAGAGAAGAGTAGTTGATGTTCTTGAAAGTGTAAATCTTAGAACTTTCTTCTTTTTCAATCAGAGATACAACCCCTTCGAATTCAACATCAACACCACTAAGGTTTGTGTTATTAAAGTCTGATGAAAGGGTGGCAACATAAAGAGTATAAGATGTCTTTTCTTTAGTCCATTCATCAACATGATACATTTCTGTCTTTTCCATAGAACAGTTGATGAGAGGAAGATTCTTTTTGGTAAACTTTGCGTTAAGGTCAACCAATTTTTCATTGAAGATTGCCAAGTTGTCTTCGTGAATGTTGATTACGATGTTTTCCATAAGTCTTAATCTCCTTACAAACACAAATATAACATAAAAAGATTGTTTTGTCAAGTAAAATTATCAAAATAAATAAAAAAATCTTGATTATTTTATCAGATTTAACTATTTTTAATAAATATATATTACCCTCCCCATTGGGTTTTAATAATAAATGGTGTGAGAATAAAAGGATAATATTTTTATGACAAATCAACAAATTTTAAATTTAGCAGATGATTTAGTGAGCGAACGCTTCAACAATCCTAAAAAAGATAGATTGCTTGTTGGATATTGGAAAAGTGGGTTTTTAGATGGGTATAGAAGTGCGATTGGGCTTCCCATTGAAGAATCTAAAAAGTCCGCAAGAAAATCTTTAAGGGAATCTAATCTTCCAAACAAAGTGTACGATGTTTTGAATGAATTGGCATCTAACTTTCTTTTAGATTATGACGAATTTGTGGAGTTTGAAAGAAACGGATTGGAACATCATTTTGATAAAATTCGTGAACTCGGTGCGAAATTAAAGAAAGCGGATATGAAAGGTGATGATGATTTATATCAAAAAATTGCAGATGAAATCGTAACCGTAGTGAAACGAGCGAACGGAGCATTGAATGAATCTAAAAAGTCTGCAAGAAAATCAATCAAGGAATCTAATGATTTTTATTTTGAAGTCGTTTTCCATAGAGATGTCGCTAAAGCAAAGGAATATGTTAAAGAAATTTATAACGAATTTTTGAAAAAATATGGATATTCTAAAAACGATATTACTTGGAAACTTACTTCTAAAGGAATAGGTTTCTCATCGTCTTCTGAAAATATAGGATTTGATTTAGAAGATTATATTCTTGACCATATATATGAATATGGGGATTATGAATTTGAAACTGATTATGAATTGATGGAATCAAAAAAATCCGCAAGAAAATCTTTGAAGGAAATGTTTGGTGATGAGGGAATTGTTGATGATTTTGTAGATTTTTTAATTTATGATTGTGGATATGATAAAAAGACTGTGGAAAAATATTTTTATAAAAAATATAAGTTGAATGGTTTGGATACAATATCTACAAAATTATACATTAAGATTAAAAATGAAATAGAAGATGTTTTAGGATATAATGATATAATGTAGTTGAATAAAAAAAGACCTAGAATAAAAATCTAGGCCTTTTTATTTATAATTTATGATACTTGATTAATACTCCGATAGTGCCTTCATCCAAGTCAATGTTTTATAAGCACATGATTTCATAACAAAGATAATATAGCAGATAATGCTTATTTTGTCAAGGGAAATTATTACAAATCAAAAATACTTTCCTTCGCCTTGTTTATCCTATCTTCCGCAATCTTGAAATAATTATCATCAAGTTCTATACCGATGAAATTGCGGTTGGTGTTTATACATGCAACTCCTGTAGAACCGCTTCCCATAAATGGGTCAAAAATTAAATCATTTTCTTTAGAAGATAATCTAATAAATCTTTCAATTAAACTTATTGGTTTTTGAGTAGGATGTAATTTTTGATTTCCCCTTATTGGTTTATCATTATAAACTCTATCATAATCATTCTTGTTGTTTGAAAAATTCAAACCAGTTCCATACTCATAAATACGGCAAATGAATTCTACATTTTGACTAAATCTGTTTGTATTTATAACAGACAAAGGCTTTCTCCAAATCAATACCGAAAAATGAAAATTATTATCTTCTGCCCATTTTCCATATGATGATATTTGAGAATCGTTACAAAAAATATAACAGTTCATAAGTTTCATTGTTCTTTTTATAGAATTAAGAAATTCGTTTATTTTAAATGGATTAAAATCACTCATATCCTTCATCATTTTACCTTCTGCGGTATACAAAGAACTATTTAATAAAGTTTTAGTTCCTATTTTAGGTTTTCCATTTTGTTTATTATGCCAATAAGGTGGGTCTGTCAAAATCAAATCCACCGATTTATCTGCCACCCCCCCCCATTACTTCCAAACAATCGCCATGATACAATTTTACTTCGCTCATGTCATTCTCCCATCATATATCAAAAATTCTTAATTTCATAAAATCCGCAGTTAAAGGCGCTAATTTGTCGATTTTTGGCAAATTTATCCCCTTAACTGCATAAAATCTCTAATTAATTTTTAATGCGTCGCGTCAAACAACTGTTGATTCCATACAAAAATCTCATTGATATTTACAATGCAAGCGGTTCCGTCTTTGTAGAAAATCGTTTCCGAATATTCATCTTCGCCATCATCACAGATTCCATGAATGGTTTCCACATTGGGGTCTTTTGGGTCGATTCCATATCCGTCCGCATTTTCAAACATCCATGTGTGGAATACTTTCTGCTCCAAAACATAATCTTTGAGTTCTTCCCATGCAATGTCGTCTAGTCCTACATCTGAAGCGGATTTGAAAATGTCTTTGATTACATCATAGATTGTTTTTATCATAAATTTCTCCTTTAAGTTATTATAAATATTCGAAATTAAATTGTCAATGAAAAATTACATTTCGAAAACTGTATTATTATGAATAGTCTTCAAGGCAGTTTCTTTATCATAAATATAATTTCCTTTTGAATCAATTAATATGTATTTTCGTAAAAATTCTTTCTTTGATAAACCGTTCACAATTTCATGATTTGGATTTTTATCCCACCACTGGCCTAAAGCATTATATGAACAAATTTCTTTATTCCATATTTTATTTGTATATTCCGTAACTTTAATTTCTTTTCCAAATCTAGGGTCTATACAAAGTTTATGTCTTGCGTTTTTAGAATATGTTACATAATCATGTTTATTGTCTTTCTTATTTTCTTTCCATGCAACGATTCCTTTAGGTTCTTTATAAATATAATTGTCGTTCTCATCTTTCATTAAATAAAATTTTGCAAAATCTTCTGCTTTATTAAAACCGTTCAATAATTCTTTTTCAGCATTAGTCATGTTTTTAGAAGATAATCTACGCTTTGCCCAATCGTATAAAACATAATAAGTTGTATATTCTTCATATGGTTTGTGTGATGAATCTCTTTCTATTTTATTAAATCTTGGGTCTTTACATACACGATGCCGTAATTTATTTCTGTTTTCTCTTTCTCTATTTTTTACATTTTCATTTAATCTTCTTCGTTTACTACATTCTCTAACATTTTTCTTTTGATGTTCTTTTAATTTTTTATCATATTCTTCTCGATATTTATCATTCATATGTTCGTCAAAAATCATCTCATTTTCATCATCATCGTAAATTAAACATTGTTTACAAAATTTAGGAACTGTTATACCGTTAAACATAGGATTATGTTCTTGTTCTTTCTCCCATTTTGCCCAAGAATATAAAGTACCGTAAGAAACATACCTTCCGACAAAATAATTAAATCCACCTATATCAAATCTAGGGTCTAAACATAATCGAGAATTCAAATAATTTAATCTTTCTTTTCGTTTTGAAGAATGTCTATAATTTCTATCTCGTTCCAATAATTCTTCATGTGTGAGATTTAATTTGTGTACTTTTTCTATTTGTATCATTAATTCATTTAATTGCTCATCAGTCAATTCATCGTTTTCATTCTTTATATACTTTCCACTGATTTGCCAAAAAGAATGTCTTGCTGATTTTTCATTATTCGAGTTTCTTTCAAACATAAAACATAAAAAATAATGTAATTTTACATGATGAGAAATAGAACATTTTAGCAATTCAAATTCGTCTTTATATTTATATCTAAATTCAATTGTGCGTTTTGCATTATATTTATCCTTTAATGTGAATAAAGGGTCTATATGATGCATATTGTATTTTTCACAATTTACATCTTCAATTTTACATTGTTCCACCAAATCATAATACTTTTTAGTTGCTTCTTCTTTTGTCATATTACAGTCCTCTCTTACATAAAAATATTTTCGTGCTAGTGCGAATAACACATAATAAATAGTTAATATTTATAAATAAGATAGTTAAATAAAAAAAAAACGATTACAGATACGAAAGTCGAGGACTGAATTCAAACTTTCTAAGGTTTCGCACACCTATCTGTAATCGTCAAAAATTACAATTAATAAAATAGTTATTTAGAACATAGAATCGAACATACTAGGTCTTGCGTCTATACCGAAATCCTCAAGACGTTTATAAACAAGTTCTGTATACCATTGTTTATCAAGTTGTGGATATTCTGAACATTTTTTTCCTCTAATGTCATTGTTTTCGATAAACACATGGTCTGATTGTCCTGCAAATTTTTCAATTGTGGGATTATCTGCTTTCTTTTTTCCTAAGTAACTATCTTTTAAATTTTTACTAGCGAACACACGATAGCATTTATTATTATATTTGACTCCATTGTGATAACAACAATCATAATTTCCACTAAGTTTGAATGTTTTCATAAATTTCCAAAGTTCATCACAATTTTCAATATATTCTTCAATATTAATTTTATTTTTAATATATTCTCTCATACATTCGTTTATAATAGGTAAATCGTTATCCAAATCGTTCGTTTCTTTCAAATAAGAACCTTTGACTTCAATTTTACCATTTGTAAATTCTAGCAAATAATTATTTACGTCCTTCTCGACAATGTAAGAAATTTCTTCTCGCTCCAAATTCATGAGCGTTCTACGAGTCCATTCGTCACAAATTTCATTCATTTTTTTCGCATCTTCTTCAGAATAACATTTTACAATCGAGCCATCTGTATTATTTTGGATAATGGTACAACAATGAGCGTCCTCCAAATGTTCCATTAAATCGACAAGATACATTTGTCCGAATACAGAAATCAAAGTAGCACATCTCGGATAATAAGCCTTGGAATTTTTATCTCGTAAACACCCGTAAATCGAATTCAAGCAGATTTTTAACGGGGCTTGCTCTTTTTTCTTTCCTTCGTGCTTTAATCTCAAACGCAAATCGTAAATGTCTTTATAAATTTTAGCACCCTCTTTTCCAAATGCTATTTCACCGATAGTCTTATCTTCGGGATATACTTTTGTGTAGTTAAGTTCTGAAGGGTAATAACTTTGAACATCCACATGCCAGATGTTTCCACCGTCAATTCTACATTTAGGAATCGCTGAATGTATTCCTCCCCACCCTATTTTATGAGGAATTCCCATTATATTAAATTCTGCTTCTGCTTTTAAATCATGATTTTTAGGGTCTAAGAACCAATCGATAATATGTCTGTATCTTTTAACTTCAAGGTTAGGTGGCAAAACAATATTCCATTGGTCTGAATCATCATGTCCTTTAGACAATTTCAAAACATCTGCTACAATCTGTGCTGATGTTTTGTTAATTGCATTAAAAGGAAGATAATTAAACATTTCAATTAAGCCGATATGTGCTTCGTAAGTATAAGGACTTTTTCTAAAGACCTCGATACAACTCGTCACATCGTGAGTGTTATATTTAAGAATATCAACCCATTCTTCTTCTGTAATCAATCTATCAATATCGAAAGGGGTATGGTCCTCATTTATCTCCAGTTGTAAAAATGATTCATATTGTTTAAGACTATGTCCAAGACGGTAACAATCAAAATCATAAAGTTCAATATCTTTAAACTTATCTGAAATCTGAAATCCTTTAAGACCTTCATTGATAATCTTATCATTTACTTCTTTAGGGTTCATACCCAAGATAATTGCTTTATAAATAAAATTATCGTAATTTCTACCGTTATAAGAAAAATATAATTTGCCTTTTTCTTGTATATAAAATTTCAATAACCCTTTACGGTCATTAACTATTACTGTTTTTTTATTTTTAATTACATCGATAAAAGTAACACACCAATCGTATTTATAAACTTCCCAGTCAAAAAATATTGCACCGTAAGGATATTTTTCAATCGTAAAATCTTCATACAATTTTGGGTCTAAATCCGTAACCTTAGTGAACACAATCTGCTTTCCATAATCCACGGATTCGCCAACGGTTGTTTTATCGGAGGCCACACACTTCGCCTTTTTCACAGTCAATACATCGGCAGAACTAGGCGCTTCAACCTTACCACTTTCAAACTCATCAAAATCGCAAGGAGAATCATCCATATATTCGTTAGGGTTGGTATTATCTTCCAATCCTTCGACAATCGAATGTTCCTTCATCCAATCATCGCATTCGTCTTTTGTTCCGCTAAAAACAACATCCGCGTCAATCGCATCGACCACATAATCATAACCGCAAGTATGAACATAATAAGTCTGCTCATTCTTTACAATCTTCTTCACTTTCTTTACAACTTTAGGTGTAACTTCTCCATTACAAGTTCCCACATCACTACCTTTGCTCAAATCAACGCCAATAAAACTTGGCTCACTAGCGACTCTCTTAATTTTCTTCACCGTCTTTACATTTGTTTCGCTCATATCTTAATCCTTGCAAAATCATAAAATATTTTAAAACACAATTCAATACTAAATTGAATTTTTTTAATCACACATCAAACAAACTTTCCTTTTGCTTTTCACAACCTTTCACATATAAACTTTCATATACTATTTCATCGGTCTTATTTCCTATAACCCTTCTAAATGATGAATTTCCGCTTTTCAAATAAATATGCTCATCATAAACAGATTTCGGCACATCGTAAGTCTGCCAATTATGATTTGCTTTTTCTTCATCAGTCATATTCTTCCAAGTTTCATAAGGAATATATGGTTTGTATTGTGCAAGCCAATGGTATTTATCCCAAACGTAATGTGGCAACTGACTACGATATTTATCATCTAGTATAAACTTAGAAATTTGTATAGCGTCTAACCAACCATACAACCAATCAGTTTTATATTTATCTTTTAATTTTGGAGTGGGAACTTCTCTATCCAACAATTCAAAGGCAACAAAATCATCTGTGAAATCTATAAGAATTTCGATATCCCATTTACATTGTGAGAGAAACCATTTTACCTTGTTATGACAACCGCTCGGATTTCTATGATGTTCTCCATTCTTAAAAGTAAAAGCCATAAATCTACTCCTCATACCATAAATCAAATTGTTCACCAAACTTATCCCAAATGATTTTCCATTCTTCTTTTGGAATACCACCGCACATAGCCTTCTCTTCCAAATTAAAAAGACATTATTTCAAATATCTTTCGTTATGCCAACCTTCAAAAATAAATTCATGGTTGATGTTTGAAAACTTCCAACAATTTTTTACAAGAAGTTCATTAAAATTTTTCCAAGTATTTTCATTAATTTTATATCCTTTTTCTTTAAGACAACGAACAACTAATTCTGAATAATATTTAAAATCAGTCCAATTATAATTCATTACCTTATTCACAAGAATATGATTTGGCGTGCCTTTTTTATCAATCCTTTTAATTATTGCCACAAGTTCCCTATATTGGGATAACATCTGCAACTTTGGAAGATAAGGCACTAAATCGATATGCCAGAGCCTCATAATTTACTCCTTAACAATTAAACATTCTTTATCTTATATACAAGGATAATAGCACACATTTGTTTTTCTGTCAAGCAAAATTATCAAAAATCGAACAAAGATTCTCTTTTCATTTCATTGATTCCGCATTCTCGCAACTTGTTGAAAATCATGTACTGCTTCAACCGAGCCATCGCTATTCCCTTGACCTCGCTTTTCCAATCGGTTTCCTTCAATATATCGAGAATTTCCGCTTTTTGAGGGTGTCGGTCGTCCACTTTTATCTTATATTCACCGCTATATCTTTCATCGTCGGACAAAATCTTTCCCACGCAACCGTTGCCCCAATAAGCCATCCTCAAGTCGTAGTCGGTTATCGAATCGTAACCCTTTTTGTCTTGCCTATATATTTTCACTCCCTCAAATGAATCCTTGGAAAATTCATGCTCTCGGTTGCTAGGTCTTTTGTACAAATTGAAGCAACAACGCAATTCCACTCCGCTATAACTTTTCATCCCCAAATCTTCCGAATGAATCAAATCGAAGCGATAGAAGGAGGTCGTGTTGTTTAATTGGGAAATAGGAAGAATGAATCCGACACAATCCGCTATGTCACAACTTTTGTTGAAGAAATCCCTAGCCGTCTTCAAGCAACGACCATAGGGAGGGTTTCCAATGACCAATGTACCTTTCTCATAATTCAAAGGATATTGGAGAAAATCCGCTTGAACCGCTCCCTCGAACTGCGGTTTCACATCTATCGTTAGGGTCGGCTTGACTTTCCAATGGCAAAAAGCCCCTCCTCCGACGGAAGGCTCGATTATTCGTTTTATTGTCGAAAAATCCACATGTTTTTCGGTGATTTCCCAACAATGGTTGGCGACTTCAATCGGAGTGTAGTATTTGTCTAGTTCAATCTTGGGCATTCTTCTCTTCCGAACTTTCGGCCTCGGACTTTTCGACTGAGGGCTTCAAAATCTCGTTCCGCTTTTCCAAGACCTCTTTCATCATGTCGTCCGTCTTTTTGTCGAATTCCTCCGCAATCTCGTCGATTGAGTCGTCTTTCCTCGCCACCAAATACGGAATGATGTTTTGAATCAAGGCGGACGAGAGAACTGCGTGGGTGTCCTTCGGCTCGGTCTTTCCGAAAGACAGAATCATTCTGCTAGCGAAGGAGTTTTGCAACAAGTATTCCTCCTTCTTGCCTTCATCGCAATCCTTCAATCCTTGGAAAAAGGCCACCACAGTCGCAATCGCCTTCTCTTCTTTTTCGGTCAGTTTAATGTTCACCAAAGAGTTCATGTTTCATTTTTCTCCTTTTTATAAGAATATCTTGAAAAATAAATTGAATTGTGACAAAAATCAAGCCTTAAATTTTGTTACTTAATCTAGTCGAACGGTTGGAATGATGTTGATGAATATTCCCTCAATGAAATTAAA